CATACAGGAATTTGACCTCTTTTTACCCACCACACTTCTCCATCAATTTCTTTAATCATGTTGGCTTCATTGTCAAACCGCACATCTGGTATTACCCAATTGGTGCCTGGATTGTCTAAAATTTTCTTTTTTGCCAGGCTCACCCATACGCCATCATAAAATCCATCACGCATACATTCTGTGCCAAACACTTGAAGCACATGTCTGGGTGTGATATCTTTGCCCATTTCTTTGCTCCAGAATTTGTCTGCTTGTTCTCTCCAGGCTCTGCTTTCATCTGTTTTTCCGTCCAACAGTTGTCTGTCCCAATCAAACATTTCAGCCACACTGTCTTTCAATTTGTCAGCAAATGACAATTTTTCAAAGTTGTTTTCTTTTACTAAAAAGTCAGCGATGGTGTCTTTGCCCGAACCTATCAGTCCGCATATTCCTATAATCATAATTGTAATTGTGTTGTGCCTACTCCTACCTTACCTTTAACAAAAAAATTAAATGCTAAACTTAATCTATCTTTGTCTGCATCTTGCGGAGGCACTGTGTGTTCTAACCAAGATGGAAACATATACAGATCATTTTTTTTAGGCTTCATGCCGTAATAATCTACATTGTATTGATTTTGATTTTTATTTCTAAAAGTTGGTTTAATTGTTTCGTGAAAAAGATTTGTGTAAAAATAAGGCTTGTTAAATATTATAGGGGCTGATGTGTCATCACTTTCAACATAATATACTCCACTGATCATTGCATTTGGATGTGAATGTTGAACAATATGATCACCCTTTCCATTTTTGTTTACCCAACTTGTTGTTAATTCAAAATCTTGTTCAATATCTAATACATCGCTTACAAAATGATTCATCACTTTCAATATCTGTTGTCTAAGATTTTTTAATTGAGGCTGATTTAATACCTGCATTCCTGCATTTTTTGGTTCTTCATTTTTGGCGTCATATAAACCAACACTTTGTGGAGGAAATTTTAAATTTTTTATCCAAGATTCTTCCATAGGATCCAAAGGATCCAGAACAGTTTTGTATAATGGTACTGAAAATAATGGAGTAACTTGATGTTTCATATAGTGTATATTACTATATGTTTAGTTGATTGTCAACTAAGATTTAACCAATTGCGAAGGAATATCCTTGACCACCACCAGTTTGTGTTTTGACTTCTATTTCGAGTCTTTCCATTTCTGCTATGGCTTCTTGTTTTAATGCATCACCATTTAGTGATGTTCCACCTTGTGGACCTGCTATTGTGTTGAATTTGCTTCTGGCTTCACCCAGCATGTATTTGCATTTGGCAAGTGTATAATCCTTTAACCATTTTTTTGCCAAATAATCTTTAAGCAATTCTGAATCTGGTCTGTAATTGTAAGCCTCTAGTAATACTTCTTCACCTTGTCTTGGTCTTTGAAGTATTGTTAAATTTTTGGTTGTTGTGTTCCATTTAAATTCTATGAAAGAACCAAACATTCTTCCAACCAATTCTTGATATTGAGCAAACATATTGTATGTTGCTACACCACCCATGTTAGAACTTGCTAATAGGTATGTGTTTGTGTATGCCATATTGAATGGTTCGAACAATGTACCACCATCTCCACCGCCTGATCTTGAACCTATTGATCTTCTGTAGATTTGTCTAACTTCTATCACCTCGTTTGGAAGTGTATAATCGTTTTGATCCTTCACTAAAGGCAGAAACATATAACTTTCTTCAACAGAATTATCAGATCTCTGGCGAAATCTGTCTAATGCATCAGTTAATGCTGTTTCATAGTGTACAGGGTCTAATTCTACGTCTACCATACCGCCACCTAGGCTAGTGTGAACGTAGTCAAATACTTCTTGTTTTTGTGTGCTTAAATCACTCATACAGTTTTCCTCATACATATTTATCGTCCGATAAATATATGTATATGCCGAGATTAAGTCTTTATAAACCAGAAAAAGGGAACGACTACACATTCTTAGACAAAACAGTGGTGGAAATGTTCACTGTGGGTGGAACCGATGTATTTGTACACAAATACCTAGGACCTAAAAATCCTGATGAAGCAGATGCCACTCCAGCAGAGCCTAGATATGATGCTGTCAAAGAAACCAACATACAAGACATGTTGTTCCTTGAAAACAGAGACAGAAAATACAGTCAAGATGTGTACAGTTTAAGAGGCATATACAATGTGCAAGATATTGATTTTGACATGAGTCAATTTGGACTATTTTTACAGAATGACACATTGTTTATGACCATTCCAATCACCAGCAGTGTTAAAACATTGGGCAGAAAAGTTATGCCAGGTGATGTGTTTGAATTACCTCATTTGAAAGATGAATATGCACTGAATGATTTCAGTGTGGCACTTAAAAGATTTTATGTTGTGGAAGATGTCAGCAGAGCGGCAGAAGGATTTTCACAAACTTGGTATCCACACCTATACAGAGTTAAACTGAAACAAATATATGACTCACAAGAATTTAAAGAAATATTAAACAAAGATGCAGGTGCAGGTGATGGTAAGACATTGCGAGATGTATTATCTACATACGAACAAGAAATGCAAATCAATAATGCAGTCACTCAACAAGCAGAAGCAGATGCACCTAAGTCAGGATATGATATAGCACATTTTTATACACTGCAAGTGGATGATAAAGGAAAACCAGAATTGGTCACAACTGATACATCAACACTAGACACATCTACTCAAAACACATTAGCGGACAGAGTAAATCAAACTCCTAGCAAAGAAGGTTATGATGGATATTTGTTAGGTGATGGCATTCCACCCAATGGAGAACAGTTTGGATTTGGTATCAGTTTTCCAGGCACATCGGACACAGGAGATTATTTTTTACGTACAGATTTTTTACCAAACAGACTGTTTAGATACAACGGTGGACGTTGGGTAAAAATGGAAGATAATGTACGCATGACATTGACTAACACTGATACAAGAAACACACAAAAAGGTACGTTTGTTAACAATACTAAAACTTCAACAATTGCTGGTGAATCAGTTACTGAAAGACAGAGTTTATCAAAAGCACTAAAACCAAAGGCGGATAATTAATGCAATTTTTTTACGACGGACAAATTAGAAGATATATCACACAAATAATTAGATTGATGAGTAATTTTTCTTACAAAGATGGTGATGGTGGATTGAAAACTATACCTGTTATGTATGGAGATATTTCTAGACAGGTGAGTCACATCATAAGAGACAACTCAGAAAACAAATTACCGTCTGTTCCAAGAATGGGAATATATGTTACTGCATTAGAAATGGACAGAACACGTTTAGCAGATGCAAGTTTTGTGAGTAAAATTCATATTAGAGAAAGAGCATTTGACAGCAACAACAATGAATACTTGAACGAACAAGGTAAAAATGTTACTGTTGAAAGATTGATGCCTACTCCTTACACATTATCATTGAATGCAGATATTTGGACATCCAACACAGAACAAAAATTGCAAATAATGGAACAGATAATGATGTTGTTTAATCCATCACTTGAGATTCAAACCACAGACAATTATGTTGACTGGACCAGTTTGAGTGTTGTTGAATTAGCAAATATTGGTTTTTCATCAAGAACAATTCCACTAGGCACAGAAACAGAAGTTGATGTTGCAACATTAGGATTTACAACACCTATATACATATCACCACCAACCAAAGTTAAAAAACTAGGAGTGATTACTCATATTATCACAAGTATTTTCAACGAAAAAACAGGCAATGTAGATTTGAGTCAAACAATGCCTGAACTTAATGCATATCAAGACGGAAATGATTTTGATATCAAAGCAAGTATCACTACCAATGCAGATGGTTCTGTAGACACAAGTGTTGCCACAAGAAAAGACACTGACGCTGTGTTAGGTACAACAGGTATAAATTATGATGTTTACGTTTTAAACAGTGTTGCTCAAATAATTGAAAAAGGTGTTATAGGCAGTGTGGTTTGGACAGGTAATGTGCAAACTATTCCTAATTATAAAGATGGATTGAGCAAAATTTATCTAAACAGAGAAGGCATAGATGCTCCTGTGGTAGGTACTGTTGCAGTAAACGAAGCAAATCCATTCCAACTTTTAGTTGAGTGGGACGAAGATACAATCCCAACTGACACTGTAATTGTTGGACCAATAACAACAAGTGGTTCTGTAGATTTCATAGTGGATCCTACCACATTCAATCCATCCAATGTAAAACAAAATGGAAAAAGATTGTTGTTACTTAAATCAATAGGTGATTCCGATAATGAAGATGGAGCAGATGCATGGAAAGGTGACAGCAACATAGATTTAGTTGCAGGTGCAAATGACATTATAGAATGGAATGGCACAAATTGGGAAAATATTTTTGATGCAAGTGCTAATCCAAGCACCAATACCAATTTCTCAGAATCATTTATTACCAATTTAAATACTGGTGTGCAGTACAAATGGAATGGTACAGAATGGTTATTGTCTTTCGAAGGTGAATATCGTAAAGGCACTTGGAAGATCCAGTAGTCACATAATTAATTGTATGAACAGTAAGATTGTAGGGTGTGGAGCACTCTTCTATACACTAGATACAAAAAGATTTTTATTACTACACAGAACTCAAAGCAAACAAAATAATGTTTGGGGATTGGTTGGTGGTACTACAACTTCAGATAAAAATTTGTGGGAAGGTCTTCAAAGAGAGATTCAAGAAGAAATAGGCACTCAACAAATTAAGAAAACTATTCCAATGGAAACGTTTATCAGTAATGATGAAAATTTTTTATACCACACCTATTTGTGTGTGGTAGAAAAAGAATTTATTCCAACACTAAACACAGAACATGATGGCTATGCTTGGGTTACTTTTGGTAACTGGCCCAAACCATTACACCAAGGATTGCGTAAGACATTCCAAAACAAAACAAACCAAATTAAATTAGACACTGTGTTTAAAATGCTTAAATTAATCAAATGAAAATAATTGGAGATGTAATGCTGGATGTGTGGGTACAAGGTGATTGTACCAAAGTATCACCGGAAGCATCAGCATTGGTATTAAAAGAAAATGACCGCAATTACAACATAGGAGGGGCAGGAAACCTCGCTTTAAACCTATCAAATCTCGGCGTAGACACGCATCTTTACAGTGCCGTGGGCAACGACGCCCCGGGTCATAGAATACAAGAAATACTGCTTAAAAACAACATCAAAACATTCATAAGCAATGATGCTGTAACCAGCACTGTGAAAACACGCATGATTGGTGCAGACGGACAACACCTGTTGAGGCTGGATCGTGAAGAACAATACACTCAATCTGAGCCCATGATTAATTTGGTAAAAAATTTACAAAAAGATGATGTAATTTTGATCAGCGATTACAACAAAGGAGTAATCAACCAATCGTTGGTTAATGACGTTGTGCATCTTGTCAAAAGAGTTTATGTGGATCCAAAACAAAATCCTGAATCGTATACAGGTGCATATTTGGTTAAACCCAACATGAAAGAATATGAACAATGGTTTGGAAAATTTGATTCTAAAACTGCTGATCAATTCAGAATAAAATTTAATTGGGATTGGTTAATTGTGACAGATGGCGGCAACGGTATTCATGTTGTTGGTCAAGATGAATATCAACATATCACTGGTGATGCTGTAGAATTAGCAGATGTTAGTGGTGCAGGAGATACTGTGTTGGCAATTATTGTAAAATACGTTGAACAAGGATACAGCATGACAGATGCTTGTACGTTGGCATTAAAAGGTGCCAGTAAAGTGGTACAACATCGAGGCGTTACAGTGGTACAGATCAGCGATATAGAAGACACAGTGGTTTGGACCAACGGTGTGTTTGATATTTTACATCAAGGACATTTAGAATTATTAAAATTTGCTAAAAGCCATGGAGACAAATTGATTGTTGGAATAAATGCAGATGAAAGTGTAAAAAGATTAAAAGGAAATGATAGACCATTGAACAATACATTGATTAGAAAAAAACAATTGATGGAATTGCCTTGGGTAGATCAAGTGGTTGTGTTCCATGAAGACACACCTATAGAAGCATTGCAAACAATCAAACCTAATGTGATTGTGAAAGGTGGTGATTACACAGTGGCAACCACAGTGGGAAATGAGATGGCTGAAGTTGTGATATTTCCAACTGTAGACGGTTTTTCAACCACAAATATTTTAGAGAAAGTTAAAAATGAAAATTGAAATAAGAAATAATAGAATGTTATGCACAGATGTACTGGCAAAAGAGCACTATGAATATATTTTTAAAACCATGACCAATGATACATTTACTTGGAATTACAATGATCACGTGGTTAAGAAATCAGAATTTGATACAGAAGAAAAACATCAATTGCAGTTTGTTCATAAGTTTCACGAAGTCAGTCAAATTTTGACTACACCAGAATATTGGCAAATGTTGTTTCCTATATTTGAAGTGCTTCAGCCTCACACCTTTATCAGAGTAAAAGCAAATAATATTCCAAGTAAAGAAAAAATTATCACTCATGGAATGCATACTGATACTGGAATACCATTGAGTTACACAGCAATCTATTATGTGAACACAAACAATGGTTTTACAGAGTTTGAAGATGACAAAATCGACAGTGTTGCTAATTCAATGGTTGTGTTTCCTAGTTACATGAAACACACAGGATCTACTTGTACAGATGCTAGGAGCAGAATCAACATAAACATAAATTTCGTTGCTGATCATAGAAGCGAATTTATAAAACCCATTGTGCCCAATGAAGCACATGATACAATTAAACTTTGGAGAAATCACGAATGAAAATTTGCGTAACAGGAGCGGAAGGATTTATAGGAAAAAATTTGTGTAAGCATTTAAATGATATGAATTATGAAGTGACCATGTTTGAATATGCTTCTAACACTTTTCCTGATCCCAGCCTGTATGATTGGGTAATTCATCTTGGAGCAATCAGTTCTACAACAGAAAGAAATGTAGAATTAATCATGGATCAGAATTATGAATACAGTATGAAATTGTTACAGATGTGTGACACCATGGGAGTAAACTTTCAATATGCCAGTTCTGCTAGTGTGTATGGCAACACAAACAGTTTTGTAGAAAATGGTCCTGTTTATCCTCAATCACCATATGCTTGGAGCAAATATTTGTTTGATAGATTCATTCAACAAGCCATGGGAGAATTTAAAATATTAGTACAGGGGTTTAGATATTTTAATGTGTATGGACAACATGAAGAACACAAAGGTGATCAAGCATCTCCAGTAACTAAATTTTCAAAACAAGCAAAAGAAAGTGGTGTGATCAAGTTATTCGAAAATAGTGACCAATATCTTAGAGATTTTGTGTGTGTAGATGATGTGTGCAATGTGCAGTGTCAAATGCTACAAAAAGACATCAGTGGTATCTACAATGTTGGTACAGGTACAGCAACGTCATTTCAATCAGTAGCAGAATCTGTGGCTAAAAAATACAATGCCAAAATAGAAACAATTCCTATGCCAGAAAAATTAAAAGGGCAATATCAGTCTTACACCTGTGCAGATTTGACAGAATTAAATAAAAATGTTACAATAAATTATAAAACAGTTGAGCAATATCTAAATGATTAATAAAGAAGGTAAAGTAGACAAAGGTTGGGGATACGAATTAATTTGGGCTTCCAACGACAAATACTGTGGTAAAATAATGGTGTTTGAAAGAAAAGGTGCTAAATTTTCAATGCATTTTCATAAAACCAAAGATGAAACTTGGTTTGTAAATGAGGGTAAATTTTTGTTAAGTTGGATTGATACTCAAACTGCAACGTTACTTACAAAAGAACTTAAAGAAGGCGAAACATGGAGAAACTTACCTCTGATGCCACACCAAGTACAATGCTTAACTGATCGAGGTAGCATCACTGAAGTGAGCACTGCTGACGATCCAGAAGACAATTATAGAATCATTCCTGGCGATTCACAAAAAATAGAAGAAAAATAATTTATTTTTTTTGATGTATCCAGACGTGATCTGGGTGTTTCTTATAATCGTTGCCAAAATATTTTTGTACTGCTTTTTTTACTCCTGACAACCAGAAGTCGTGTCCTGTTATAAATCCACCAGATTTAACTTTTGGTGTCCATTTTTCAATATCTTGCGAACATCCATCAAATCCATGATCAGCATCTAAAAACACAAAATCTAATGAATTATCTTCAATTAATAAAGACGCATTTGAAGTCCAATCTTTTATAAATTGAGCTCTTGTTCCAAATTCATTTTGTAACTCTTTTATGAAATTGTAATACAGTGAGTGATCATAACTAAACCCCATATGAGGTTGATCATATGTTCTTTTTCGTTGAGGATCAGTACTTCCATTTGGTTGACTTTCGTACAAATCTACACCAATTAGGGTAAGTTCAGGACAATGAGATAACAAAAAATAATAAAGTTCGCCGCTTCTAACTCCTAGTTCAGCGCCTTTTTTTAAATTGTGTTTTTTAATTAATTTTTGTAAAACAAAACATCGTTCAGGTTCTTTGTGTGGGTTTTCTCTTTCCAGTACACGAAGCCTATTATAATTCATCTTATCAGTCTTTGTTAATACATTCCTTACAAACACAGTCTGGACAATCTAGACATTCTCCACACGATTTTTTGCAGTGTTGTTCACACCCACACGTCTCGCATATATGTTTGATGAGTTGGAGCATTAAGCCTGTGCTTCTGACCAACGCAGTGTAACTGTTGCGGATACATCGCCTGTACCAGCAGTTCTAAATACATTGATCGCTAACACGTCAGGACCATTCGGGAACGTACCTCTACCTCCCAAGGTAGTGTTAGTTAATGCTTTGATCTTGTCTAAGGCAAGTGTTGCTCTTTCACCCGGTTGTGCAACAAAAGAGAAAATAGTTTCACCTGGTTGTGCA